CCTGCCCCACCGCCGCCACACTCGTCGGCAAATAGCCCACCTCACCCCCCGGCACAGGGCCCACACCCAGCCCCAGCCGCTCATCAATCACATTCCACGGCACACCCAGCGTCCACAGCTTGCCCGCTATCTCCACCTTCGGCTTCAGGTCCTCGTTCAACGCATCCACACCGCTCAGGTCGGTTTCTACCCTCTCCCCCGCCCGCAGCAGACCCGCCCGCTGGCAAAACTTCTGCAACGCCGCGTCCCGCCGCTGCACCAATGGCACCAGCGTCAACGTCCACAACACCGCCAGCGCCGTCTGAAAGTTTTCGTAGGTGTCCTTCCCATACCCCATAATCTCATCCGGCACACCAAAGACCGCCCCCACCTCATCCCGCGAATAGCGCCGCTGCTCCAGCCACTCAATATCTTTCGGCGCAAACGAGAACGTCTTAATGTCCGTGATCCCCTCCTCCAACACAACCGGCAAATGCGGATTGCCCTGCCCCTTGCGCAAAAATTCCGCCAGATACCGCTCCCGCTCCGTCGGCGTAATCCCCTGCGGTGCCACCAGCGCAAAGTCCGGCCTGGCATTGTTCTTCAGAAAAGACTTGCTCCAATTCTGCGCAAACAGATCAATCGCAATCCCCTCCCGCAGCGCCGCAATCGGGGCCAGCCCCCGCCACACATTCAACGGATTCGCAAACCGAGAAAAAAGCAACCTATCCACCGGAATCGTCCGCCCATCCGCCGGTCGCAACTCCGCATAGCGATACTCCAGCGCCGCAGGAAAATCCGGTCTGCTCATATCAGGGATCACCGCCAAATGGTCAGGCCGCCGATTCCACATCTCCACAGGCCGCCCCCGGCCATCCGGCACAAACTCCACCGGCCCCTCCCCCCCCAACAGCATATGCACGCACCACAGCGCCCACACATCCGCCCCCGTCTGCGTATCATTGCCATAGGCCAGCAACTCGCCCACAGGATGGCCCCCTACGCCCTTGCCAGCCCCGTCCACCACCAGCACAGGCAAAGCCGACACATTGTCCGCAATCACCTTCACAGCCTTATGCACCCACGCATACACCCCGTACACGCGCGCATAGTCCGCAAACTCATCCAGCGCCGTGTCAGCCGCCCCCGCCATATTGGAATACACATGCACCCGCCCGGCCAGCTCAGGCAGATGACTGATCGCCTTCACCCCGGCCAGCCGCCGATACTGCGCAACAATCCCATCCAAAAATCCGCTCATCGCTGCTGCCCTCTACCTGCCTCATACCCGGCCACCACACACGCCGCCATCCACAACACCAGCCGCACCAGCGCCCCGGCCACCCAGCCCGCCGCCCACGGCACCGCGGCCAACACCGCCAGCAGCCCCAGCCCCAGCGTCTCCATCAAAACAAATCCACCCAATGGGCTGCAATATCCACATCCGCCGCCCCGCTGCTCTGCGCCGAAGCCGTCGTCACCATGTCCGGGTTTATGTTATAAGCAAAAGTCCAGCCCGTAATCAGCGTCTTCTCCGCTACCTGGGCCTCCCCAAAAGCCGTCAAAGTCCCGTCCATCATTGCCCGCCCCTCCCCATGCGCAGCCACACCCACGCCGAAAGCGCATCACACGCATGATCATTCCCATCCGCTGGGTGTTCGTTGATTGATCGCTTACCCTCCGGGTACTTCCACCCGGCCATAATCTCATCCAACAAATTCCGACACCGCCTATGCACCAGCACAGATCGCCGCCCCTGCCCATCACACACCAGCGCCCGCAGCGCATGTACCGCCTGCACCCGCGTACTCCCCCCACCGCCCGCCTTCGTCGCCATCCAATTCCGGGCCGCAATATCCGCACTGCGCAGCCGCTGCCGCAGGGCCACCGCCTCATGGCTCACCGCCGCCAATTCCGGCATCCCCGCAAAACCGTGCCGCAGCGCCGCCGCCTTAATATCCGCAATCGTCCGCTCTTCCAACGTCTTCGTCTGATAAAGCTCATCAAACACCAGCACAGACCCGTCCTGCTTGCGCTGAATAAAAAGCGTCGCCCGTGGATCCACATACCCATCATCAATCGCCAGCTCATAGGGCTGGGACAAATCCGGCTCCTCGTCCGTCATATTCTCCGCCGTAAAATTGTCCAAAACCAGCCCCTCCACCCCGGCGTACCAATCCCCATACCGCCACGCCTGCCGCAGCGCCCCCGGCAACGTATCCAACATCTCCCAATAAGACTGCGGCAAATGCGGATTGTCCTCCGGCAACGCCGGCACAAAAGCGAACTCCGCCTCTCGCCCCGCCATCTCATCCGGCAGCCGCCCCTCAATCCAATAATCCCGCACCCAGTTCGCCGCCGGGTTCGATGCCGACACAATCCGCACATCGTCAATCCCCGGCCAGCGCAGCGAACCCCGCAACAAATGAAACGTCCGCTCCGAATTCTTCGTAACCTCATCAATCGCAATCAGCGCATACTCCGCACTCTGGTACTTACTCGCATCATCCAAATTGCGCAGCGCAATCGCCCCACCCCCATAGTGCGCGTGCAGCCGGAACTCATTACGGCTCAAATGAAAAGTACCCAGACTCGCCGGAAACTCCGCCATAATCTTCGACGCCTGCCGCTCATACAACGAAGGGTAATCCTCACACGCCAACATCACCCGCACCCCCAACTTCCCACGCCCGGCCCACACCAACAGCGACCGCAACACATACCAGCGCAACCAATAACTCTTCCCCGGTCCCCGGCTCCCCCCAAACAACATATACCGATGCGTGTCAGCCACACTCGTCGCCAGCCACTGCTTCCCCGTAAACCCGCACAACTCCGAAAACTTCACCGACACCGCTGTCATTTATCCACCACAATCATCACACCATCCACCTGGCTGCTACTCTTCGCCGCCGTCTCCATCCCCGCCCTGTCCAAAATAGCCATCGCCGCCCGCAAAATAATCGCCTCGTCTTCACTCTCCAGCCGGTCCATCAACTTCGTCACCGCCACCGGGGCCGCCAAAGCCAGGCTTTCCGCCGCCTTATTCAGCGCCCGCAAACTGCGCCCATCCCGCCAGCCCTTCGCCAGCCCATCCACCTCCACCAGCACATCGGCGAAGAGCGCATCCCGTTTCCATTTGGCGTGGTACGTGTTCCGTGCGCAGGTCTCCGGTTTGTCCCACACCGTCTCCTCACTGCGCCCGGCCAGATGCGCATCCACCAACGCCAGGATCGTCGCCTTCTTTTTGTCCGCCCACTGCTCCCCATCCAACCGGGAAAGCGCACCCTGCGCCGCCTCCATCCAGTCCGCCATCCCTACACCCCCCTCGGCTGATAACGCATTCTTATCATCCGAACCGGGAGCATCAGCCACTTGTGCCCGCCACGCCCGCTTACTCACCACCACCTGCCCCGCGGCCTGCGCAGCCTCCACATACCCCGCATACCCCACCGCCAGCGCCGCCTTGCGCCGTCCCGTCCGCATCTGCCTCGCCAACCGTCTCAGACCCATCCTGCCTCCCCCTTTCCCTTTTGCCTTCCCCTTTTACCTTTTGCCTTCTTCCCCCATCACTCATTTTCCAAAAGTTCCCGGCCAGACCACTGCCGTTTCGCCTCTTCCGGCCCCCGCCCGGCCAGCGCCCGCATCGCCATCACCCGGCGCACCGTCTCCTCCCACCCCACCGGAATCCGCACCGGTCGATTCCTCAGCAGCGCATCCGCCGCCTCACTCGCCGTCGTCGCCACCGGCCCATACCCGCCAATGCACGAAGTCAGCTTCGCATCCCCCTGCATCCGATGACCGATAAGAGTGGTCACCCCCACCAGCCGCAGCACCACCGTCTCACAGTCGCTGACCATCACGGTACTCCGGCCCTTTACTCACAGCGACATCCTGCCCGGCGTCGGGTAGCTCGTAGGTAAAATACTCCTCATTGTGGGGCAGCGGATAGGGTAATATGTGGTAGATCGTCTCTTCCGGCTCCTCTTCCGGCTCAATCTCAAATGCCGGCGGCTCATCCATAAATTGCCCGGCCCACCACGCCCGCAGCCAGGCCCCCAACCGTGCTACAAAACCGCTCATACTGTCACCTCAAAAAGAAAGACGCCAGCGCCACCACCAACGCCACCGCCCCAATCACATGCCCAATGTACTGCGTCCGCGAATCCCGATCCTTCACCGACATCCGCAACTCCGCCACCTCCGTCAACAAAGCAGCCAACCGTCCATTGATAATCACCGGCTCCTCCACCTCCGCAAAATGCCGCCGCAGCCCATCCACCGCCCCATCAAAAGCCCGGCGAATGTTCCCCCCATTCAATCGCAAGCTATTATAGAAGGTCACTGCAAACGCCCCCGCCGCCCTATCCGGCACACCCTCCTGCCGCCAACCAATCGTGTACCCCACGCCGTACCCGTGCAACTGAGCCGCCTGCGGCAGCGAAGCGCACGCATTAAAGAACATCAACCGTGGGTGCATCCCCTCTTGGATCGCCGAACTCAGCAACTCCACCGACAGTGGCCCATCACTCAGCCCAAGCTCCATAGTCGTCCCGTGACCCGCAAAATGCACCACATCATACGGCTCACTCCGCAACCGTTGCAGCAGCTCCCGCCCGGTCACAGTCCCCCGCAACACCGTCGGCACATTCTCACCAGCCGCCTCAACCAACTCGGCCAGATTTTTCAAATCACTGTCCGGCGCAACAATCAAGATTCGCATAAGGCCAACAAAGTCTCAACCAGAATGGAGGGCCGCCCCGCCTTCACCACATAGTAGACAGGCGCAACGTCAGACAATGCCCCCACCTCCCTCTGTAGCAAATCGCCAGGCAAAGCCGAATAAAACACAACCACCGGCATAATCTCACACCGGGCCGCTGCCTGGCGCACCAGGCTCGGCCCATCATGCACCGGCATCATCACATCGATCAGAATCACATCGAAGGCGCACCAATCATGGTCGGCGACACTGAACTGATCGCAGAGAGTCACAGTAAAGTGTGGAGCCAACAACAGCCCCATCATCTTTCTCTGCACAGCGTCGTCCTCCACCACCAACAACGTCGCCATCCACCACTCCAAAAACCAAACAAAAAAGCGCCACCAGGAAAAATCCCAGTGGCGCTCCATCACGAAGCCAACCTATACAGTTCCCGCCGACCGGGATGACCGCCCCCCGGCTCCTCGACCGCTATCAACCTACTACGGTTGCCTCATGCGGCCTACATCACTTCCCTGACCAAAACCCCCGGCCAGCGGCAGGCACCCAATCACCTATTCACCCAATCACCTACCAGCCGGGACCGTCCCCTGCCGCTCCTCCAAGAGCAAACCCGGCGTCCGCGTCACCAGTTGCGCCGTAGTCCGCACCTCCACCTTCACATCCCCACCCCGCCCCCCATGCAACGTCAACGTCCAATTCTCACCAGACGCCAAAAGACCCGCCAACTGCGGGGCCAACTGTGTCACAATCTCATCTACAACCTGGGGATTCTTCAGAGCCGCCTCCCGTAAAAACGTAGGCCATCACCTGGCCTTGATTATAAACCCACACACACCCAATGTCAATCACCTAAAGCCTCACGGCTATCCATCCACCCCAACCGTGAGATGGGGTGATAATTGATTGTTATCAGCTGGTACGTGCGGGGCCTTGTGCCCACACCCTGTCACCCCCTCCCCCCGCGCCGGCGTCGGCCCTGCCTGGTTCTGGTATCTCCCTGCATACACCTTCTCCGCCACCCCGCTCAACTCATGCAACACCAACTGCACAAAGGGCTGCCCCGCCGTCAACGTCACCGGCACCCACGCCGACAACTGAATCGTCAACTGCCCACAAAACCCAGGGTCCACCCACCCCGCCGCCGGCATCACCAAACCCCGCCGCCCCATACTGGATTTCAAAATCAACTGCCCCGCCAGGCCCGCAGGCAACCGCACCGTCTCCACCGTCGTCACCAGCAACACCTGGCCCGGCAACACACGGATCACCCCATCCCCCGCCACATGCCGGTTATTGATCAGATCGTACACCTCCCCACCCAGACACAAATCCACACTCGCCGGGTTCACCCGCTCCACATCATACGGCTCCACCAAACCGCCACCCTCACACAAATCTTCTATCTTCCAATCAGGCAAAATCATATCCCCGTCCTCCACACCCCAAACCCAACCACACACACAGTCACCACCACCCCCACCAAAAACCCCCTCACAAATCCCCCCATCATCCCCTCCCCCTCCCCCATTCAAAATTCACCATTCACCATTCACAATTTCTATCCTTCGCCCATCCTTCAGCCATCCTTCGCCCATCCTTCAGCCATCCTTCGTTTTTTGCCCTTTTAACCCTATTTTAAGAGCAAAAACACACATAGGATAGCCCGCATAACCTTCTATCCTTCGGGTTTTATCTGACTTTTGCTTTACTTTTCCCCCTTCCGCCCCCAACTTTCCCGGTCGCCCCCGCACCCTCACTCCTGAATCCGAAGGATAGAACCAAATTCCCAGGTATGTGACGGCAAAAAAAATTATTTTTCCGTCACATCCCCCGTTCTATCCTTCTATCCTTCGGATTTGCCATTTTTCGCCCCGTTTTGGGCCTCATTTCCCGCCCCATCCGCATCCACCGGCGGGTCGATTCCATACCGTTTCATCAGCGCCAAAAGCTCCCCATCCACATACTCCAGCGCCGCCCGCCGCGTCCGCCCGCACGTCTTCCGCCGTGGTAGCCCCAGATCTTCACTCAGAATGTGCGACACCGTGCGCGGATGAATCTTGATGTCCGGATCAATGTCCGCCGCAATCGCCCGCGTCGCATCCGCCAACCCCTTCATCGTAAAATCCCGTGCATCATCCCCCATCAAATCCATCTTCTGGCTGAAATGAATCGCCACCAGCGCCTGCACCACCAACGCCGGCAGACTCATCTGCCGATCACTGATAATCGTCTCATTGTACGCCCGAATAAAACCGTCAATATCCTGGCGCATCGTCGGATCATCCACAATCGACTTCAGCGCCATCGTCACCTGGTTCAACCGCGGCTCCACACTATCATCCGCCAGCGCCGGGTCTACAGCCACCCCATCCCGCCACTTCTCCAACCGGTACTGCAACAACTGATTCCGGATCGCCGTCGCCTCTGCCCAGAACTCCGGCCCCAGAATATAACTGATGTCAGGCCGTGGCCGCGCACTCGTCATCCGCCGCGTCAGGCAGCGGCTCTCCGTCGCCCTGTCCGTAAAAGGCTTCCTCGTCGCCAGCAGCTTCGGCCCGAAAACCCGAAAAACCTGCGGCGCCCAATTGTCCGCATTCGTCGCCGGGTCCTTCTCACTGCGCAGCACAATCCCCGTCTTGTAATACCCCACATTCAAAATCTTGATA